AGTTCAGCTTCCTCTGCATTGAGAGATTCAAGTAATTGTATAAAAAGACTTTCTCTTCTAACGGATGTTAGCTGATTGGCGACTGGACCTTTAAAAAATTTACTGAATTGTTTAAATTCTCTGTGTAAAGTTTTATATTCATATCCTATTGGTGCATCATCTTTTTTATAAGGTGGTTCACCTTCTGGTAATAAGGATACTATATCTAAGTCAAAGTTAATTCTTAAAACATCTCTTAAAGCTGGTCCATCATGCTTTTTGAGAAAATCAACTCTTTCCTGTTTTGCTTCTATTTTAGAAGCTTCATTAAGTATTTCTGATACTAATTTTTTAGCCATTGTAAAATTCCTCCACGACTTCAATCAAGTTTGTGCATCTTTTCTTTATTAAATAGTTTAACACCTTCATTTTTAGTGCAGGTGTTTGTTTATCAAAAGTATTTATAATAGTATTTTGGAGATGTTCTGGTATCTCTTCTAAGTCAATAAGTGTTTTATTTCTTTGATAATTTCTATAAGTTGTTTCGTCCATAACTTCTCTTAGATTATCTGAATTCTCTAACCATTCATCTATCTTTTTTTGCCATAATGGTGTTTGAGAGTTTTCACTAACAAATGTATCATCAGGGGATAAAACATTTGGTACACCATCTCCGGTATCTCCTCTCATGATATGGTTAAACAAATAAGTTCTTGGATTTTTATCTGTTACAAATTTCTTTTGCATCGGACTAAATTGTTTTACATTTGGATATTTTTGTAATTGTATAAAGTCTTTGTCTGATGATATAATCATTACTGGTTCATTCATACCAAACTCTTGTGTACGCATGGCAAGTGTACCAATAATATCATCTGCTTCTAGTCCTTCTTCATGTATAACTTTATATGGTAAATGCTCTTTAATTTCATCTCGAACTAAATGTAAAACCCTAAATATTTCTACCCAATCAAAGTCTGAATTATCTCTGTTTTTTCTACGACTTGCTTTGTATTCCGGAAAATATTCCTTTCTCCAAGTATTGAATCCATCACAACATATTACCATTTGTCCATACTCATCTCTATACTTTTTATTATACATTCTGATAGAGTTAAGTATCATATGTCTTATTAAGCTTTCTTCTGCTAATCTTTGCATAAAGATATTAGATAAAGCTATCTGGTTATAATCAATTAGAATCATCGTCGTCTCCGTCTAAATCAAATTCAGGTTCAAAGAAGATATCCATTTCCTCTTCTAGGTTTTCTCTTGCTTCTTCGTTTTTCTTTATAGTTAATTTAGTTTGTAGATATGATCTATCTAATTCTTTTGTTAGGACATGAGGTATTCCCAATCTTCTATTTAACATTGCATTAATTAGATTTACGATTGCAAACATATCTCTTGATTCTTGTTGGGTTTCATCTCTAAAATTCATAGACATGAATTGCTGAAGATCAGATGCTTGACCTGTAACGATGAATTCTTCTAATACATCCATAAGGAATTGTGCTGTTTGTACACATTCATTAGAAGCTTCTTCAACTGTATCTCTTGACTCTTGATATGCGTCTTCTATTATTTTTGCCTTTTCTTTTTGTTTTCTTTCCTCAGGCGTAGGAAACTTTAGTATTTTTGCCATAATAATGTATTATTATACCACAAAATTATCTTTTTGTAAACCCCTTTTTTACACTATTTGCACCGATCCTGCAATTAATGATTCCATTATAATAATCGTCTGTAAGTAAGACTTCTCTATCAAATTGTTCTTTTGTTTCCATATAAGCACATTCACCTTTGGTTTTACAAAGATGTAGTATTTCTCTATAAAACATATCTTTACCCTGTTTGTTTACATCTTCTACTAAATGCTTATTTGAACCCCAGTAATCTTTCCAGTCTGATTCAACCTTTAATCTTTTACGTCTTTTACGAGTCTTAGTTATGGGTAATGTTTTTGCTTTCCAAAAGAATTTTTTACCAACATATTTTTTATTTGTTGCTCTATTTGTTATACAATACACAAATCCGTAAATATCATCTGGCGTAAAATCTTTAGGTGGTTCGTAAGGACGACCTTCATACATCCAAGGGCTATTCATTATCATAGTAATTAAAATCTAATTCATCTTTATCTTCATCTGTCGGTTCACCGCAATGAGGACAAAAATTAATCTTAACATCTCTCTCGTCAGGTTTAATTACTATGCGATTATAGCAATGTTCACATTCTAAAATCATTTACCATCCGCCCAAGCTTTTAGTTCTGTATAACCACCAATACTATTTCCATTAATTGTAACTTGAGGGAATGTTCTTGCGCCTGGGAATTTTTCAAATAGTTCTTCTCTTGTAAAATCTCTATCTAATTTTTTATATTCATATTTGTGTTCAGTCTCTTGTATGAATTGTTGTGCAAGTTTGACTGCCATATCACAATATGGGCAATTGTCTTTTCCATATATTTCTATAATCATTCCATTGTCTCCTCTATAAATTTACTTATAGTATCTATTTGATCGTCAGATAGCATACCAGCTTGAGCCCACATAGTTGAACTCATTGATCCCACGTTTTCACGATTCTTGTATTGATATAGTCGTTGACTAATATAGTCCGCCGACTGACCAGATAATTTGGGAAATATCCCCATACCTTGTCCATCTTGCCCATGACATGCGGCACAACCGGACCAAAGTCCTTTAATGGAACTGAATGGATCTGTTTCAGCTGCAGCTTTTTTTCTTCTTTCAATCTCAGCAGGCGTGCCATTAATTTTAACATATTCTTCATAACATTCTCCTGTACATGCCTGAACTCTAGATGTACCTGTGTATTCTAGGTCAGGATAAATTTTAAATCCAAAAAACATTCCTATTGCGAGTGTGCATAATAATGCCTGTCCTAATTCTCTCATACTATATATCTCTCCCTTTCTTTTTTTGCTGTATAAATTGTTCCAGTCTTACGACCATAATAAGGTTCTTTTTCTATTCCCTTAGTTCCACCATCATTTGTTAATATATTCTGAAGCATAAAGAATATTGCCATAATTGCTGGTATCACTATTGCTATTAATATTACTCCGTCCATAATCCAATCCCCCAAAAACACAATAACATAAATCCAAACATACAAACTTGAACTACTGACATAATAGCAACTTGTTTCATTGGATGAACTTCTACAATCCTTTCCACCCAAGCTTCACTGGGTGAAAGATTAGCTATCTGTAATAATTTTTCCTCTTTCACTATAAACTTAAACCCTTTAATGTTGAATCATCAACGTCTTGTTTTACTCCACCAACAACATAACTACTTATCTCTGTTTCTTGTGGAGCAACCTGTACATTTCCGCCTGATATCCATTTCTCTGTCCATGGTAGTGGATTCATCTGAGGAACTGTATACGGGCAAGGTAAACCAATAGCTCTCATTCTCTTACATCCAATCCATTCTATATATTGTTTCAATATTGTTTCATTTAATCCAATCATTGAACCATTTGCAAATAGATATTCTGCCCACTGTTTTTCCTGTTCAATTACTTTTGTATATAATTTAACTGCATCCTCTTCCATCTCTTTAGATATTTTTACAAAGTCAGGATCTTCCTTTAATAAATTTTTAATCATTACTGTTGTACCAGCCAAATGTGTGTTTTCATCACGGGCAATAAATTTAATTATTTTAGCATTGCCTTCCATTTTCTTAAGTTCGGCAAATGCCCAACTGCAGGCAAAGGAAACATAAAAGCGTATTCCTTCTAGAGCATTTGCCGAAAGCAAACACATCCATAATGATTTTTTGTGATCCTTTTTATTTGTTGCTGAATTGTTATTTGCAATTAAATCATCATAGTAGTAAGCAATGTCATTACCACATTCAACAATTTCTTTTACATCTAACATCTTATCAAATACTAAACTAGGGTCAGGATATATGTTCCTAATAATATGAGTATAAGAACGAGAATGAATTGTCTCAAAAAATGACCATGTTTCAATCCAGTTTTCAATTTCGGGTAACGAACATATAGGTAAGAAAGCAATGTTCGGGGCCCTACCTTGAACAGAGTCCAGTAATATTTGCCTCTTGAGGTTAGACGTGAATATGTGTTGTTCGTGTTTCGATAGCTCATGGAAATCCTTCTTATCCTTAGACACATCAACTTCTTCTGGTCTCCAGAAAAAGCCTAGTTGTTTATCTGTAATTTTTTCTATTTGAGGATATTTAACTTGATCGTACCTTGCGATGTCAACATTATCATCAAAGAACATATTACGTTTTAAATGAGATTTTTTATTTCTTTGTAGTATACCCATACCGTTCAAATTCCTCTAATTTTTTGAGTTCTCTTTTTACTATTTTTTCGATGTCTTCCACATCAGGAAGCATGCACCAATCTTCTTCAGATTGTGCAGCTGTCGCAGTCTTCTTCGTCGACTGGGATTTCTGCTGGTCTTTCGTCAATTTGTTCATCTTTCATTTCTCCTGCACCATCAAAGGTGTTAAAATAATA